GGATTTTCAGGGTCTTCGCCTTCTAATCTTGATATATCATAAGGACTTATCGGAACTACATTTGTAATACCAAACTTCTCATCGATATCAAGATATAAAAAGAAGTCACCATACTTACACATATTACGAACCCAAGGCCATAAATTAAATTCTACATTTAAAACATCATAAAATAAATTATGTAATATATCGTGAATATTAGCATTATCAGTTTCAATATCTAAAACTTTACCATATTCATTTTTCATCGTAGATTCATCAGAATAGATATCAAGTGCAGATGATATAATAGAATCCGTATCCATTGTCTCATAATCTTTAAACAAACCTAAACGTTGTTGTTGAATTACAAGACCGCCGTCATATCCAAACTGCTTAGCAGATGAATAAATCTTTTGATATCTATCTATCAACTGATGTTTTATACTTGATTGCGTTCTTGAAGTATCAGAAACTTTTAATTTCTTACCACCAACTTGTCTAACAACAACATTAGTAGAAAACAATCTACGTAATCTTGTAAATAATGTTTTATCTACAGCCATAATTAACTCCTACAATAACCATTGAAGGTCCTCAACATCTTCGTTGTGACCAATTTTAATTTTCCAAGAATCTTCTTTTTTCCCGGGTGTATACATTAATTGATTAGGAGTAGAAAAATTAGAAATAGTTTTTTTACTCAATTCTACGCCTTCTGCTCTTAATCTTAATGCTGTATCTCTAACCCACAATGCTATTCCAAAACTCATAACTAAATCATCATTATAACCGGACATAGCTTGTGCTTTATTGTTATTATATATAAATACAAACAACTCATCAATTAATCGATTTGAACGAACAATTACCGACTTTTCTCTAAAATATTCCTCTAATTTAGCAATAACAAGTGGTCTTGTTTTCATTGTCATAGAAAATCCAGGTTTTAAATTTCTATCTTCTGCTCTATAACGATTAGTTATCTGATGTTCGACATCTACATATTGTAAATCTTTACTTGTATAAAATAAATTTTGATAACCTCTATCTATAATTTGTTGTATAGCGGCCCAACCTATGTTGTTGTTTTCAACAACTAATAAGGCATCATTAAATTCTGTAGCAGTATTAACACACAAATTACCAAATTCTTTAGTTCCTATCTTACCACGATACTCTGCTACTTGTTCCATTGATTCTAATTCTAATATATGAAAAGCAGAATAGTCTGAACCATCTCCTCTACTAACGTCAGCACTCATTATATAGTTTTTATTATAGTTAGGTTGTTGCCATACCCAAACATTTGAATCTATACCTTGTTTCATTATTGGGTCCATACATTGATTATCTTTGTACTCTTGTAAAATAACACCATCTACAACCATTTGACCTGAAGTCAAGAAGTCACAATCACATTCTTGTGCGGCGAGACCAGGACCTAATAATTTATCTTGCTCTTGTCTGTATTGTTCATTTCTTTCAGGATGTACGGTCCAATGTAATTTAATTGGATGAAATCCATTAACACCTTCTTCAGCATCTACCCACGTTCTATGAAACCAATTTCCAACACCATTAGGTGTAGACAAAGCAATACATTGTCCACCTGTTGATAATGTTTGTTGAGCCGCAGCCCATATTGTGTCAATCTTATCTATAAATGCGGCCTCATCTAATACTAAAAGAGATAGTGCTTCTGAACGACCTGAGTCTTCACTCGATGAAACTGCTTTTACTTGTGAACCATTTTTATATCTTAAAGATAATTTATTATCTTCAATACAAGTTTGTTTTAACCAACCAGGTAAGTTAGAGTGCATCACTCTAATTTTAGTAACAAGATTCTTAGCAGTATCTTGTTTAGTAGCTAATACTAAAATATTCTTATCATTTCTAAATGTCATCAACCACAAAGAATACGCCGCAGTCAAAGTAGATATACCTAACTGCCTTGCCTTTAAAATTATATTATATTTGTGATTTAATAATTCTTTTAAAGTAGTGTCTTGAAATGGATATAATTCAAAAGGTATTTTACCACGAATAGGATGTTGAATAACACAATACTTTGTAATAAAGTATGAAGGGTCATTACCACACTTAATATATTCTTGTCGTAGTACTTCTTTTAAATCTTGTGATTTCATATTTTACCTAAAATAAATCCTATCCCTAACCAAAGATATTGATTCTCATACCATTTCTTTTCAACTAATTTTATCATCTCTTCATTTGCTTTATCACGTGATTTCAACAAATCAATTTGTTTTCTCTGAGCGAGTAATAATAAAGAATCTAAGTTTATTTGTTCTTCTAATGCGGCTAAATTATCTTCATACATTTCTTCACCATATTTGTACATATGTATTAGTGAATCTGCTTTTGCTAATTTACTTTCCCATTGTGCATCACGAGCTTTCAACATATCCAATGCTTCTTCATATGTAAAGGTTTTTGGCTTTTCACCATCTTTCTGTATTTCTTGACTTCTGCCGATTCTACTTCATCATTATCATATACCTCTTGCATCTTCTGAGTTTTCTTTTTTGAGATAGTAAGTTTTCTTTTCATATTACCAATCTCTTTTTTAGAAGCTTTCTTAGCAGTTTCTAATTCTTTAATTTGTTTTTCAACTTTCTTTTCTTCTTTCTTGTTTTCGTCAATAACTTTTTTAAGTTTTTTAACTTCTTCACTTTTTGCTTTGTTTACAGCAAATAAAGCACCGACTGCACCAAGAAAGCCTAAGATATATTTAAGCCACTTCATTTAGTTCTCCTAACTCTTTTTCGAGTTTCTTTATTGCATCATTGTAAAAGCCTATAGCTTCATCAATTTTTTTGTTCCATTCTTTTTTATCTTCAACTTCATACTTTTCTTCGTCTAAAGCTCCTAACTCAGGATTAATCGCATTATAATGTTTTACAACACTTTGAGTACGAAATTCTTCAATACCTTGTAATTTATCTTTTAATTGTGATATTTTATTTTCTAAAGACTTTTTCTTTTTCCAATCTTCATACTTTCCTTCGATGATTAGTCTATTTTCAAATTCTATTTGACAATCGAAACAATGTTGATATTGCATCCAAACTTGATTATCTATGTTTTTATTCATAACTTTTTTACAAGAACCACAAAACAAAGGCATCCTAACTTTTTGCATTATTTTAGTTAATGGACTTTCTATATCTCCTTGTTTTTGTTTCTTACCTTCGTAACCAACAAATATTCTTTTTTCAGGAGTTTCTCCTCGTAAAATAGATTCCATCGCTTTATATTCACGAACTCTTTCTTTTCCACTTTTACTTCCAAAATCACTCATAACTTATCTCGCATATTTTAACATACCAAGTATTTGATTTATCGGTGCAAACAAACCTGTCAACTTATAGACTTTGCCTTTAAACATAAAAGTAATTCCTTCTGTAGGAACTAACTTTTTAAATCCACCCATTGATTGAACTTTTTCAATCTGTGCTTTCATCATATCTATAGTTCTTAAATCTTTACTTGAACGTATTTTTTTAATTGTCTTTGCTAAATCTTGTCTCATCTTAACTGCGGCTTTTGACGGAGTAGCAGATAAAAAGTTTTCCATATTAGATAAAACTTCTGCTCCTAAGTCAAGAAATATTCTTTCAAATGAAGAAACGTTTTGTTTCCAAATCTTTTTATGGTCTACTTTATCTGTAGATAAAACCCAATCTAAAAACTTAGGATAGTCTTTTAAATCTTTTTTAATCATAGGTATAGTATAACTTTTATCAAAGAACGCCCATCGTTTCATCAATCTGTATAAAACGTTGTCTGTAGGATTAGGAAAATCTGTTGACTTAGCTCCTGATAAAACATACTCTAACCAATAGTGTTGATGATAATCACCTGCTGTATCTGAATCTGCGAGTCCATATTGTGATTGTAATTTATTTACTCTATTCAAAAATGAAGACTTTTTAGCTTCGTAATTTTTCACTTGTGGTAATTTAGTATTAGGCAATGCTTGAATATTAAAATGTCTTTGAACGTTTGCATTAACTTTTTTAATTAACTTTGTTAAAACAGAACCTGCTGATTTGTTTTGACCAATTGGTTCACCTTTTTCGTTATAAGTAATTGTTCCGTGAAAGACTAACATATTTATACCATAAGGAATAACATTTGTAGTAGGACCATAGATAACTTCTAAACTCATAAAAGATTTTCCGTTACCAAATATTTTTTCTAAATCGTTTTTACCTAATTTTTTGATTGCTATTTCTAAATCTTTCATAGAATAAGTAAAGGCTTTTTCTATCTCACCTCTACCTGAAAACATATTTTTTATACCTTTTATATCGAGTGAGTTTTGGCCAAAGTTCTTTAATTGTCCTTTATTACGTGCCGCTCTCACCTTTCCATCAATATAGGAAATCATAAGATTTTGACCATCTGTCTTTTCCGACACACTTTCAAGTTTGCCTTGAAGTGCTAAATCTATCATTGTTTTTAAATCTCTAAACGTTAACCCATTGTCATCGAAAGGATGAGCGAGATGTCCATAAGCTCCACCCATTAATAATAACTCTTTATCTTCTATAAATAGTTGTTTGGAATCTGAAAATACATTTTCTTTTAGGTCGTGTTGGTCTGTCAAATCTTTTCCTACACCTGCAGACATAACGGTTCCTGTTATACTCTTTTCTGCGGAATCTGTACCTAACCACTTAACAACATCCCATCCAAAGTCGTCTACTATTCGTTGTATAAAATCTTTGTATTTACCAACGGCATCTTTTGAACCTTGTATAGTACCCGCATCTAAATAAGATACAGCAGGTACCGTATTGTACTTTAGAGTATAATCTTCTAACGGGTCAAACTCAGCGTATATTAAATGGTCTAATACTTTCCAATCTTCTTCACCGTATAGGTCCATCAACCAAGCAGTTGAATATTTTCTATAATCATCATAACTTGCATAATAGGTTGGTGGACCATCATCAAGACTTCCTCGTACCGTTGTAGTCGCTTCGGATAGTGTGCCTCCAAACTTTTTAACTAAAAATTGTAATATCTTTTTGTCAACCTTTCCATACATTCTTTTAAATAATTCTTCTTTGGCAGACATATTCACAGGTCCACCGAAAGTTGCTCTGACCTTTGTTCCACTTACAGGTTCACCGCCTATCTTAAAATCTGTTGGCGGTACTGATAATACGAATCCGCCTTCTTCGTAAGGAACGAATTGTCCTTTCTTATAAGGTTTAAAATATTTACCTTTTAATCTTTGTGAATCTTTTTCACCTACTGCGGCTATATATGTAGTATCTTTAGGAAAATTTTTCAATATCTCAACAGGAGAATAAGGATTACGAACTTGTACAACCATCTTTGGCGATACATTAAAAAACTTTGTGATGATAGATTTCTTTTCTTTAAAATTTAATGGACTACGACCAGGTTGTGTTTTATTACTTGTACCAATAAAAACCTTGTCCTTTCCAAATTTTTGTGTTAACTTCTTGTATGTTGAGTAGTGACCCGTATGGAAAGGTTGAAATCTACCTGAGTAAACTACAACAACATCTCCTTTAGCTTCACCTCTTATACTACGATTAGTTCTTTTATGTAGTTTTTTCATCTTCTTACGTTGACTAAGAGATGTAGGTATCCAATCAGGACCAAATGTATAATCAGAATCTTCACCTAATATTCTTAATAATTGTGTAAAGACTTGAGGATTTGTATTTAAAAATACCTGTAGTTTGTTTACATTAGTAGAATATGATTTAGGTAAAAGATTTTTATCGATTAATCTTTTTAAGGCTTTTTTTATTTTAGAATTTTTAGTTATGTCCTCTTCTATAATAGGTTGGACTAACCAATCTGAAAGTTTGCTCATAGTGGATTACCACTTTCTACAAGACCAATACCTAGCTTTCCAACGTGGACCTGGATTATCACAATTATGTCTTGCTCTGAAAGATGCTCTTGCTTTTGGATTAGATTTGCGTATTCTCATCGTACCACCTTTAGCATCACCGCCTTGACCAAAGTTGACTTTCACTACGTTTCCTTTATCGTTCTTAACATATACTTTAAATTTCTTTTGGTCACCTTGCATAATCTTACCAAGTTTAACTTTACGACCTTGATATTCTGCCTCTTCTAAAGGTTGGTCATCAAATTCAAAAGTATAACCACAACTCTCACCAAGAGAATTTTCATAAAAAATCTCAAATACTTTTTGTCCGTTGACTTTATCAAAGCCTACCCAACAATTTTCTTTCATAATACTCTCCCGCTTCTTTCTTCCTGCGCAATGTGCTTTTTGTGAAAATCCTTTTGGATTGTTACAATCAATACTTTTTTTATACTTTTTACTCCACTTCTCACGAAGACTTACCTGTGCCACTTTTCTTCCCACTTCGTTTTGTGTGTGTTGATACTCTTACAGGTTTTCTACCTTGACCTTTAATATTTTTTCCACCTCTACCTGCTTTGTTTTGTGCTGCTCTTTTTCTACGAACTGCACTTTCTTTTTCTTTCTTACTCATCGAAGCAGCTTTACTTGCCGGTACACATTTAGCGTAACCTTTTTTGTCACCACTTGTACCACATTCAGGATGTTTTCCTGATTTATCTTTTTTACCAATATTGACCCATTTCTTTTTGAACCAATTTCTTAAATCTTCATTAACAGGATATCCGCACTCAATACATAAGTTTCCTCTAATCAAATCAATAGCTTCGTTCTTACTCATCTTCTTCTTACGTTTAGGATGATT